GGAGAATCTCAACCTCGCGCGGCGCCACGAGCCGCAGCCTGGCGCTGCGGCCCGATTTATGCAGCAGCTCGACCACGACGCTATCGCCTATGGCGAGCTGCTCTCCTACGGTCACATCGACGGTCAGCGTCGACCTTCCGTCGCTATCCGGCACGGGCGTACTTCTCGCGCTGCGCCGGTGTCATCCTGGCGATCGCCGACTCGAGATCCAGACCGTCGAGCGCATCGACATTCCCGAATTCGTCGCTGACATCTCCTGGGCCGTCCGATCCGGGCACATGGGCAAGGGTCTTCGGGACGGCCTTGAGATCCGGCTTCCTCGGCGCTGGCCGCCCCTTGGTCGGAGGATTCTCGTTTCCCGTAGCGGGCACGGTGCCGCGCCGCGCGTTGACCAGTTTGTGGGCCTCCTGCAGGAACCACTCACTGCTCTGCTGCGCGTTTTCTGGATCGTTGGCGAGAACCTTGACAAACGTGTCGAGGTCTCTCGCCCGCGCAGCGTCCGTTCGATAGTCGACCTGCTCGGATTTCGCCACCCGATCAAGGAAGCGATGGACAGCCTGCTGCCACTCACGGGCGCTGGCCTGCTCTTCCATCTCATGCGAGATCTCCGCCTTTATCTTGGCGGCCATCAGTGCGTCACGCTGCTCCGTGATCTTGCTCAGTTCGGCGACGTACTCGCTTACCTCAAGATCACCTTCCTGAAACCTCTGCAACAGATCGCTTTGCGCCGTGTGCGTCGCCGAGATCTGCTCCTGGAAGTCGGCAGGAAGCACCGCTGCCTGATAGCTCGCAGCCGGCTGGCGCTCCGATGCCGGCGGCTGCGCGGCGGCCGAATCGGCGTTGGCAGCAGCAATCGTTTCAGGATCAGCGTCGCCGTCTTGGTCGTCGTCGTCGCCGACCTCATCTGCTGGCTCGTCGTCGTCTTCGTCATCATCGTCGCCGTCATCGCCGTCGCCGGCCACCGACTGCAGCAGATCCCGGTCTTCGTCGCTCAGGTCGTCTCCGTTGATCGCCGCGAGTTCTTCATCCGACAGCGTTGATGCATGGTGTTCGTCCAAACTGATTGTCATATGACTATCCTTGTCTTGGGTTGATTAGTCGTCTTCTGGTTCGGCGCTGGCCACGGCTGCGGCTTCCAGCATTCGCGACTTCGCCAGCGCCTGCGCTTTCGCCAGTCGTTTCGGATCGCGCCGAATCCTCTCCGCCTCCATAAGCGCCCGCAGGTCGCTTTCGGCGCGCCATTCCTCGTCTTCTGCGATCTTCACATGGTTGTTTTTGGCCATCATCATTCTCCTTCCGTGTTCGCTTGGTCGAGTCGAGCTGAGATCGACGCTATGCGCTCCCTACTTGAAACCTCGATCTCCTTCATGCGAATTGCCGCATCGGCCTGAATCCGCGCTTTGTTGATCTCGGTATGTTCTCTGCTGGTACGGTCTGCCAGCGATGCCTGCAGTTTCCGGATTTCCTCGGCCATCGCATCCAGTTCGTCTGCAGCCATTCTGCGAGCCATCATTGCGACATCAGCCTGTCCAGAGTCTCCGGACACAGCGGCATCCGCTTCCGTCTTGGCAGCCTTGGCGTTGATCTCGCGCACCCGTGCCCGCTGTTCTTCAATGGCTAGCAGCGCTTGATCCCGCTGCATCTGCGCCGCCTCGGCACGGGCCGCATCGGCCTGCTCGTCCTCCGGAGTCATGGGCTTTTCCGGGTCGCGATCACCCGTCTCGCGGCGCAACGCGGCCACAATTTCATCCTTGTTCGGCAGATCGCTGAACTGCAGCCCGATCGTCATCACGCGAAGCGCAGATTCCGGCGGCAGCTTCTGAGCGAGTTGATTGAGCGACTCAGCCATCACTTGCCGAAGCGTTCCGGCGTAGTCCTGTTCGGAGACAACGAAGTCCGCGCGGCTTGCCGTGATGTCGTTCAGGTAGCGCCACGTGCCATCCGCCTGCAACACGGGTTCGTTGATGCGCATCCAGTCGATTTTCCCGTGCGCTTCCGTGATGCGAATAGCTCGCTTCTCGGAGACGAACTGCTCGGCCATCGACAACTGCTTCTCGCCCTGCGCCTGGATAGCCAGGCGCAGATTGTCGAACGGTTCGGTTGTTCCGACCGCTCCCTGGTTCTGACGTGCCTCGATGGCGGCGCCGCTCACCGCGTTGGTCGCCCGCCCGAGATTCTCGTTGTTGACCCCGATGGCCTTCTGCACGCCCTGGGCGCTGAGCGTCATCATTTCGACCTGAGCAGACGCGCCCTGGTAGTCGCGCACCATCTCAAAGTCCTTGCCTGCGCGCTTGATGATCACACCGTCGGGCCTACTTGCCTCTTCTCGCGCCTCGTCCCAATCGGCGACCGCACCCTCGTCGGCCACGATCTGGTTGGTATTGCTCAGCCAGAGCGCTTTCGATGCGCGCTTGTTGATGTCGGCCTGAATGTCTCGCACCCGGCGGATCACCCCGTAGGGCAGACGGTCGCTTCCTCGTCGGTAACACCAGATCGGCGTTAGCGTGAATCCGTTGTGCCGGAGCTTCGATGGCGACCACGCCAACATCGCTGCCTCAGTGAGCACCGCGAAATGCACCCGCATCATCAGGCGCGGAACGGCAGAGATGTGCTCCTGCCCGTCGAGATCTGGAATGATCGTCCCGCGCCACGGGCCTTCGGTGACGACATGCACCTGAGTCGGCTTGCGGTACTGGCACTCGATCAGTTTGACACGCCGGCGCCGAGCCTCAAGGCTTACTGATACGCCAGATGTCCGCATGACGCCGCTTCGATTTTCGCGAATCGGATCTCCGAGATACCACATATCCTCGTCGTCCTGCTCACCGTCGTATGCTCCCACGTCATCCACTGCTGCGCGGATCACGGACTCCCGTCCTGGGAACATTTCGAGCGCTATGTCCTCATCAACCCACCTCCAGCGGAATACGTAGCGCGCATCGGACAGGTCCAGCTCGTAGCCTGACGAGTCCCACAGGACGTTGCGCCAGTCCTCGTACTTCGAGTACAGAACCTCCTGTGTCGGGTCGTCCTGTACCCCGTCATCTACCCAGCCAACCCCGGTCTTGATTGCATCCGCAAATGCCCGAGACCGAACGAACGGAACTCGGTTGACGTCCGAAATGTACTTCAGGAGCTTGGTTTTTACATCCGCTCCTGAGACGTCGTCCTCTGTTCTCGGCAGAACTTTCCAGTCAGCCCTTGTTCTTCGCTCCGTCCCGATCAACCAGTCGACGGCCGGCGCGATCTCGTTGTAGACGAGAGGCATTTGGCCTCTGTCAATGACCGCCGCCGAATCCTCTTTATCCCACTGGTAGTTGTCGTAGAAGTCGGCGTCGATCGCCATTTCGAGCCGGTTCGCCGACTGCTTCTCGCGTTCTATGTACCACCATTCGAGCATCTGGCGGTGCTCGCGACGCATCTTGTCGCTGTCGAGCGGGTGCTGCTGAGTCTCTGGCTCGTCCGGTAGCTGATCTATATCGTCGGACAATCGATCACCTGGCGCCAGTCCACGAATGGATCGCACATCAAGCTCAGGCATACTCGGCGACCACCTTATCTACCTTGATTTCCGTCGTTGTCACATGATCGCCGTCGATCGACAGTTTGATCTCGCCAGCAGATGCCGGCAGCACATCGGGGTCCGGAGCGGACCGCATCCTGATCAGGTCAGGAAGGCCCTCGATGATGATCGTAGCGATTCGGAGCCACGTACTCTGCGTCTCGTCCATGCCGAGCGCCCGAGCGGCAACCCGCGCCTGCTGCGCCAAGTACTCCGGGTCATCGTATCGCCACGATGCAGACTCGCAGACCACGAACCACGCAGGGCTTTTCGGACGATGCGCCGGCATGAGCACCAGCGCACGCTCGTCGTTGACCCACGTGTAGATCGCCAGGATATCGCCGTGCTGTCGATGAAATGCAGCCCGGCCAAGATCGAGAGATACCCCCACGTAGTGCTCCAGATGTTGTTGAAGCGCCGATTTTTACATGCTTGGCGATGCATCAGACAGCCATCGGAGATCCGCGTCGATCTCTCTTGACTCGCCTGCCAATTGGCCCGCTTTGGACGATCCGCGACTCATAGACAAGCGCCTGCAGTCCGAAAGCATCCGCAGAGTGAGATGACCAGTCGTGCTCCGGCCCCAGGCCCACGTCGCGCTCTTCTTCGCGCTTCTCGTGATACCAGCCGAGCGCATCCAGCCCTGGCTCCGTTGTCGCCTCATTGAACCAGCACGCCGAAAACATCCGCTGCGCCGCCTTGATGCGCGACATGGCGGCCCCTCTGCCCTGGTTCGGGACGACCTCCACATGATACCCAGCCTGCTCAAAAGCTGACCTGAATGACACGTCGATGACACGGTCGTAAGTGTCGCCATCGTGCGGCAGCCAGATCGTTGCCAGCCGGCCTGGCGTGTAGGCGTTCTCGCGCATCCACAGGAGGTGCGCCGATATCGGCTGGCCCTGGCGCTCGTAGTGATCGAGCACGCGAACCTGCGGCCCAACGAACTGAGCAAACCAGAACACGAAATTATCCGCGCGCGCTCCCGTGCCGCCCAGGTCGGCGAACGCCTGCACCGGAAGATTCGGATCAGCAGGGACTACCCCGATTCGCCCGGACGCGCGGGCGTCGGACAGTTGGCTCGCGAAGTACGCTCCGGTGATCGCCGACACGAACCCGCCCTCCCACACGTGGTCGTACATGTCTGGTCGCTGCTCCTTGTCCCGCAGTCGGTCCCGGTGCAGTTTGGCGGGGAACATCGGATTGTCCCGCCAGTTCAGCTCGGCCACTTTGTACAGAGGATCGTTCGACTCGCGAAAGCGCCGGTTCGTCGCGGATTTCTTTCGCCGCGGGTTCCACGTCACCCACAACTCCGAGTCCTCTTCGCGCAGCGTTGGAATCAGGACCGCCCAAGAATCCTCGGTGACGGGCTCCGCCTCGTCGACCCAGCACAATAGGATTCTCGCCGTGGACTTGATGCTGTCGATGTTGCGTTCGAGTCCGGAGAATACGTAGGACACCCGGCCGCATTTGGTACGAATGTACTTCTCGCCAACGTCGAAATACTGCGCCAGCGCCGGTTCGGATTGAATCGCCAGCTTGACTTCTGATAGCGACGAATCGACCAAAGAATTTTGAAATTGCCGACCGCACAGAATTACTCCACTGCGCCCGGACTCGGCGAGCATCATCGCCCGAACAGCCGACATCTTCGCAAAACTTCTCGTCTTTCCAGAACCGCGGCCGCCGTATGCGCCACGCACGTCGGCAGTTCCGGAGAAGACCTCGATCAGCTTCGGTGGGAGTGCAATCTGCAGTTTCAACGTCATTCCGAGAGAGCAGCAGCCGCTACAAGCGGAACAAGTTCAATCTGCGTGATCCGCACCGGGTCGCCATCCTCGCCGGTGATCTGTGTCGGAAGCAGCTTCCCGAGAAGCGCCATGAACGCGCGAGGTTCTTCGATCGCTTGTCTGCTGAGATACCCGACAGCGCCACCTTCCTGATTTTTCAGGGCCTCAAAAACAGCCTCTCTCAGCCTGGCGCTGGACATGCTGTTTGCGCTCCCAGGCTTCCGCCCAGACCCAGGGGTTCTTGGCTGCCCTTTTACGAAAGGCATGTCTTCATCATCCTATCATGTCCGAAATTCGGACGCCCGATACCTCAGATACCGCAAATTACGCTTGTAGTCCGGTACGCTCTCGACCATCCCAAGGCGGCGCAGGAACAGCAGCGCCCACGAGACAGCCGAGTGAGTCCTTCCAGTTCCCCGCAGAATCTCCGCCTCGGTTTTTGTCCCGGACGCACCTCTCAAATATCTCAGCACTGCACTGCTCGCCCCGTCCGCAGTCATGGCTGCGGTGGTCGCCCCTCTTTTATTTTTGGCGCACTGAGACGAGGTTGACCCCTCTAGTGCCGACATTTGCGCTACAAGACTGAAAAAATCTGCTGTCATATCCAATCTGCCATAATTGATACGATCAATAGATCATCATAGATCGATAGCCAACATATATCATGATTGATTGTTTTTTCAAACAACCCCGATAAAACTCTTGACTTGCGCACGCGATGCGTGCATAATTCTGTCCATGGGGTGAGCGATTGGCAAGCCAGGTTTTTCAGGAGGTGAAAGAGATGAAATGCCACGAATGCGGAAAAGAGATGCTCCCGGA